GGTTCTGGTACCAGGCCCGCACCCGGTTGGTCTGCCGACTCACCGGGGTCGAGCTGTACTCGAACCGACCCTCCAACACGTTCGTGTGGTCGAACACGTGCCGCGTCTGGGCCGGCGCGTCCTCCAGGATCGAGGTCTTCGAGCCGTCCCAGTACGGCGCGGCCCCGAACGCGGTGGCGTAGGCGACGATCACCTTCAGGGCTTCCTGCTGGGAACGAATCTGGGCCGCCATCCGCCAGCGCGGCTCCACGCCCCCCTTCCCGTCCGGGACCATCTCGTCTGCCCGCTGAGCCGCCCGGTAGAGCCTCCAAACGTCCACGTACTGCAGGCCCAACTGCCTCCCGATCGAATATCGAGGGTGCGTGAGCAGGTCGAGCCAACACCAGGCCGCGTTGTCGGTGTACTCCTCCACCACCTTGAAGGTGCCGTCCCAGAACCCCGTGTACTGTCGGGTCTCCGGGTCGTAGTTGCTGGGCACCCGCACCTTGCGCCCCTCGACCAGGTACTGCCTCGTCGGCACCGAGTTGAACTGCTGGGAGTCCAGGTCCAGCCCGATCAGCGCCGAGTTCGGGTGCGAGAGCTGTACATCCCCCACCTCCACGATCGAGTCGAAGTACACAACCCGCTGGTGCGACTTGCTCGTATTCGGCGACTTCTGCGTCACCTTCACCTGCCACGGGCCCGTGCCCCCCAGCTCCACCTCGTGGCTCAGGTTGCGGCGCGACGTCACCAACGCCCGCACCTGGTTCACCACCCGCTGCACCCACGGGCCCGAGCCGCCCTGGTCGCGGACCTCGATCTCGTAGTCGTATTTGCCCGCCTTCAGCCCGTCGTCCGAGTCGGAGAAGCTAAGCCCCATGATCGACAGGTTGACCCGCACCATCTTCAGGTCACCCGTCGAGGCGGTCGTCTTCGTGATCGGGACCTCGTGCTCCAGCTGGATTGCCACGCTCTGGGTCAGCTCGCTGACGCCGAAGCGCGTCATCGGCGTCTGGTCGTTCGTGCCCAGCCGGTACTCGTACTCGATCCGGTACGTGTCCTCTCCGAAGTCCGTGCGTGCCTGCACCTCGTCGAGGAAGATCGACTTCTTCTTCTCGGTGTCGTCGGCCCCGACCAGCCCCTTGATCTCACCCTCCGAGATCAGATCGAGCACCCGCAGCCGCTGCTGCTCCCCGAGCTTCCCGTTGGCCGCCGCCGACTTGATCCCCAGCGAGACGGTGGCCGAACCGCACAGCGTGCGTCCGTACACGATCGGCACCGGCACCCCAGGCTGGATCGTGTTGACCGCCCCGCCGAAGCCCGAGCCCTCGCGCCCCTCGCTCCGGTCCTCCGGCGTCTTGGGCACCGGCAACACAAGCTGAACGATCCCTCCGAGCATCAAGCCGATCCCGGCCGGGATCAGGTACGGAGCGGTGGGAGGAACCAAGACCCCCACCGCGACCATGAGCGCGCCCAGAATCGTCTGGATGATCCCGCCCTTCTTGCCGCCGTGCCCGACCGGGACCGGGACCACCTCGACGGTCTTGACGCGCTGCCCCATCGGCACGGACAGCACCTCGACCGGGACCGGCTCTTCGTCGAGCAGGACCTGGAACTCGACCCCGTCCTCGTGCGCATGCGCCAGGTACTGGATGAAACCAGGCGAGTTCACGTCGACGGCCATCACCAGCTCGGCAGGCCGCTCCATCGCGAACGTCCACTCCCGGCCGAACCGCTCCCCCAGCTCGCCGTGCAGGATCACCTTCTTCAGAAGGTTCCGACGGGTCCCATTCGGTCCGTGGTCCATCAGCTCCTCACGCGCCGCCGATGCCGCCACGCCCCCACGACTCTCCGCCTCCAACCGGGGGTCAGGTCGTCCACCGACGAAACACCGTCGAGCGGATGATGCAGGATCTGATCGCCGAGACACACTGCCAGGTGATCGATCCCCGGCTCCACCAGGTGGATCCCGAGCACGTCCCCGGGCTGCTCCTGCCCCTCCGCGACCGGCACGAACTCCACCCCCACCAGCGTGAGCAGCCGCTCCCGCCACGCCTCCACGTCGTGCTCCTTCGGCCGCTTCAGGTCCGGCACCCAGATCCCCAACACCAGGTCGTGGTACTCCCGCACCAGCGACCAGCAGTCGTACACCCCCCAGCGCCACGGGCGGCCCACCAGCGCACGCCAACGCGGGCGCGGCTCCAACTGGAACACCCTCGCGAGCCCCGCCACGTAGACCACGTGCGGCACCCCGAACCAGTCACACACCGACTGGTCCCGCTCGCTGGGCGGGGAGTCGTCCGGATGCGTGTGCCAGATCGCCACCACCCGAGACCCCACCTGCCGCATCAGCACCGGGTCGATCATGAAGGCCAGGTCGGGGCGCGGGTGCAGGTTCGCCGACTCCAACACCACCAGCCCAGAGTCCCCATTCGTGATCACCCCGCACGCCTCGCGTTCCCCGGCGATCAGGGCACGGGCCGCCAGCTCCTTGCGCACCTGAGCTGCCAGGTTCACGACACCACCCGCACGACCGCCGGGAACCCGCCGTAGCGGAGCGGCTGCTCCCGGGCCTTGAAGCGCGCCTTGCAGTCGCTGAGCCGCAACCCGCAGTTGTCGTTGCCCTCGGTCGTGGGGTCCCCGTTCACGTCGAAGTAGGGCCCCGCCCCCGGTACCCAGCCGCACTCGGCCGACTTGTAGGTCCACGGGCAGAGGTTCCACTCCACCAGCCGACCCGGAATCTTGGCCCCCTCCACGTCGAAGATCGCCGACAGCTCCAGCTCGACGACCACGTCGTCACGGATCTTGCGCTCCACCCGGTAGATCTGCGGAGGCCACTCCGCCGTCGGATCCGGGCGCTCCCCGTGGTCGAGGTGGCGGGCGAAGATGCGCCTCCGCGTCACCTGCGCGCCCCGCAGGTCCTCCGCCTCCTCCATCATCGAGGACACCAGCCCCACCGCGTTGGCGATGACCAGCGTCGGCCGCGGGACCGACCCCTGCGACGTCAGGTCGAACCCGCTCCCCTCGATCGGGACGGCAGTGAACTCCTTCCCGTCCAGCCAGACGTTCTCCCCGTTCGTCTGGACGTCACAGCACAGCCGCTGGATGAACGCCTCGGTGCCGAGCGGCTGGTCGTAGATCGTCGAGTAGTCGATCTCGTACAGGTCGAGCGGGGTGTCCACCTCCAGCGCGACCATCTCGTTCTGCGGAGCCCAGCGATCCCCCACTTCCCCCTCCTCCGGTGCACACGTGTGCAGGTGCTACGGAAAGAACACCTGCTTCACCTCGAACGTCACCTCCACCATGTTCTGAGCGATCCACGCCGCGCTGTAGCGCCGCACCCGCACCCAGAGCGGCTCGCCGCTGGCCTCGTCGACCATCAACATGGCCTGGCCCCCGGCGTGGGCCCGCAAGAACTCCTGCACCTCACGGAACTCGTCGCGGGTGTAGCGGCCCTTCACGGTCTGAATCGCCCGTCGACCGTTCAACTTGGTCCTGACGACCTGCTCGTAGCCGTCGTCGAAGCCGTGCTCCTCGTAGAGGAACTCCTCTCCGAACGTCGACCCGACCTCCACGAGGAACGGGAACTGCGCCATCTCAGCGCCTCCTCTCGTTCATCGGGTTCAGCAGACCGCCGGGCCTGAGCATCTCCTGCACGCGCGCGTCGAGGGCCTCGTTGATCTTCTCGACGACCTCCTGCGAGAACCGGTCCGACCCCTGCTGGTCGATCCTCCGGCTCACCCGGCCGTCCTGGATCGAGATCGACGTGTGGACCGACACGTTGTTGACGGCCCCTGCTCCCTTGAAGAAACCCACGTCCTTCGACTTGGAGAGCGGCAAGATGATCTCCGGCTCTCCGGCCTCGGCCACCGTCACCGGGACCCCGCCGCGCCGCGGCATAACGATCAGCCCGTCGGCCGCGTAGATCGGCCCGGTCCCGCCACCTGCGGAGTTGTTCGGAGCGAACGGGTCACCGCCCGAGCCGCCAAACGCGTTCCCAGCCACCCCCGAGATGATCGAGATGCCCGCGTTCAGGATC